CTTCGCTGTGGAGAACGCCCCTGCGCTATACAGCGTGCCCGAGGTGTTGCTTTGCGTCGAAGACGCGCCAGAGCCGGTTACCAAGAAGCAGCCACCCACCGTACCGCCCGCGCCTGTGATGGTGTAGGTGATAGCCGTGGCAGTCTTGGTCGTCACGTTGGTCGGCGTAGTTCCCGTGGAGGTTGCGGAACTAAACGATGCCGTGCCCCGCACAGCAGAACCACCCACCGTGTAGTTGATGAACTCAGTCCAACCCGCGTGCGAGGTCATGGTGTCCGCAGCGGCAAACGTCGGGCTTGCGCCAGAGATCAGGCCAAGGAACGGACCCACAGTCGTATAAGCGCTACCAGACAGCAGGGTGTCCAGCATCAGCTCTTTACCAACAGCGTTGACCAAGTTGGGGAACTCATCTTGCCACTTGATGCTGCCATCAGCAGCGCGGCAGACCACATGATAGTAGCCTTCAACACCGACAGACTCAGCCCCAACCACATTGGACTGCATGGTCACCTGTGCGTGGTCGCCAAAATTTGAAAGTTCTTTTTGCATGATTGATCCTTAAACAAGGCGGATAAGAGCAGAGGTGCTGGTATTAGCGGGCATCTGCACAGTGAAAGAAGTGGTTGAGGTTTTGTCCGAACCAAAGTCCAGTACACATACAGCGCCATTATCCCCCGGCGTGTAGATTAAAGCACCACGCGCCGTTAGCACACCAGTCCACGCGGGAGACGAGAAGTTAACGTACGTGACGCTACCTCCCGAGGTAGCTTCGCTAGAGATTGTTGCGGTAACAACAGAACCACCTGCAACATAGTTGCCGCCTGATGCCTCACCAGTCGCAGTGTACGCGGTGGTGGTTTGATCCAGCGTTGCAGAGTTGGTGTACAGCGCCAGATAAAACGTATCCGAGGCAAAATTGATCGTGCCGTTAACCAGGCCCGAACGCAACGTGTTGCAAGAGTAGTTGCCGGTGAAAGCCAATTAGACCACCCCGGTATTCTGCGGCAGCGGCGCAATACGCGACTGTCCACTGCGGTACGCATCGCTGCGCTCCAACCCATCACCCAGACGCTTAGCCAGAGCCAGAGCTTCTTTGTACTTGCCGTCGTACAGGGCCAGCATGTCTGCTTCGCCCTTCATAAAGGTATAAGCCTCTACCAACGAACCGTACAGCAGTACAGTATCGAAGTTGTCGCCCAACCAAGTTTGACCGTCCGCCGCTACCGAGATCGACTCTGGGTAATAGTAGTAATGCAACTCAACGCTGTAGGCTGCATCTGGAGTCGGGCCGAGAATGAAGCTCAGTTCATCAGAGATGGTTGCACCTGCTACCGTCGGGCCAAACAGGGCGTAGTAACGAGGAAGGCCCGTGCTTGTCGGCGTTGGGTATGCCTGCCGGATAAAGTTCACATCCTTGTTCAGCAAGTACTCAAAGCGCCCGTCTGCGTCAATGACTGCCATAGAGAAGGCAGAAAGAAAATCAGTTGGGCACGACAAGTATTTGTTGTTGGCAGACACAGACCCGGTGACGTTCTTACGGATCGAAGGAAACTGCACCGTGTTGAAGATGCGCTGCTCAGCCTGCTGGACGAACAACGGGATGTTCGCAACAAAGTCCGATTCAAAGTTCTGCGTGTAATCGCAGATGGCATCAGTCAACGCGGTATAGTTCATTTTTAGGCCATCGGTCCACGAGCCATCAAGCCCTTGGTAGCTGCACCGGTTCCACGGATTTTAATGCCGCTGGTCTTGGTGGGCTTGTACTCGTTACTGCGCTCGTTTGCCACAGACACGTTGGCCTTTAGCGCTTCTTTAACAGGCATTTGTCCAACTACAGGCGTTGCCACGGTGGTAATTTTTCCAGACATATTAGGCTCCTTTACGACCGGGGCTTTTTTGGTTGGCAATCTTTGCCAAACCTCGACCCATCTTGAGCATGTCGGCGTTTGTCTTGCCGCCCGCACGCATACCTTTAGCACCGTGCATACGTTTCTCATGGGCCTTGACTTCGGTCTTAGCCACTTTCTTCATTGCGTCCATGTCCAACTCCTTACGTAACGGATACTGTGACTGTACCCAATTGCACAGATAAAACCAAATTATTTGGTGTTAGGTCGGCATCAAAAAACCTTGACCCACCAACCGGAGCCCAGCCCCACTGAATAACTCTGCTACCCCCCGTCAGGTATCCGTCTGAGCCACTGCCCGCAACCACATATGTGCTGTCCGGACGAGGGTTGCGCAAAGCCTGCGGATCGTCTACAGGGTACATGCCCAACTGCAACTGTGGCTGGTCAGGGTCCCAGCACTGCGGGCAAACAAGAAGCTGGTACCTTTTAGTTTTAACAATCTCAGTTTTCAGCTCGGTCAGCTTATAGCGCTGTCCACAGCGATCACACATTGCAATCGCATTTTTGCCTGAAGCAAACTGACTGCCCATTAGAAGCCACCGCCAATAAACATACGACGCGGCACAAATCGAATGGATGCCTTCTCACGATCTTCTGTGCTGGCAAACTCCCAAGCCTCGTCATACTGGGCTTTGAGAACCGACATCCGTGCTTCCGCACCGGGTATTTTAAGCGCCAGATAGTAAGCCAGTCCCGCCACCATGCACGGCACAAACCGGAATGGCACATCCGCCACGTTCACACCATCTCCAATGTCTTGGGTGCGCCGCAAACGCCAGTACACAAGCTGGTATGTCTGGGAGCCATCAGGGGTAGGCCACACCGTAACGGCGGGTACCTGTGCCCAATAGACCGCCGTACCAGAGGTGTGCGTGGCTGCAGTAGTGTTGTCCTGCCCCCGGGCGCAGCTTGTTAGGGTATTCCCGCTAATCGCTCCGTAGCCAATGATCTCGTTGTCAATCTTGACAAACCCAGCAGCGGGAAGACCCACGGTGGAGCTGAGCGTAACGGTCGTGTTGGTGGCTGACAAGGTGCCGCCGGAGACGGTTAGCCCTGTGGGGGAGATTTGTCCGGTATAGCGCTGCACCCAGATTTGAATGGGTCGTGCTTGCTGGAGCTTGTTGGGGATCGTGGCGTAGGTGGAGACGCTGATGCGGGTGATAGACAGATCGGCTTGGGTGGCTGCGTTGCCTGCGCCTGTACGGATCACATGCTCCATCAGGTCTACCGTGTCGTTTGGCAGCGGGTAGGTGTTCTGACCCTGCACAAAAGGGATCGTGCCCTGCTCAAAAGTCCACATGTTCAGGCCACGGTTGGCCCAGTCTGCGAACAACAGGTTCAGCGACCGACGAGCGGTCTTGAGGTCATAGCCCGTGCGCAACTCACTACCGGCACGCTCGAATGCCTCCTCAACGATCTCAGAGAGGTCGAGGTTAAAGCTACTTGCGCCGGAGGTGGTTGCCATATTTACACCATCTTCCCACGGGTTTTGCCACGCTGGGCGATGCCGTCAGCGCGGCTGGAGGCGGTCATGCCGCCTTTTTTGTACTCGTTCGCGCCCGCATACGGGTACACGGTCTTTTTTACGCCGCCTTCTTGCGTAACAGATGCTTCGCGTTCAGCAGCTTGCCTTCCAGGCTTGGCTTTTGCCGCTTCCACTTCTTTCTTTATGGCAAGCTGGCGATCCAGTTTAAAAAGTTCGTCGCCAACATTTGTTTTATTTTTTTCAGCGTTGCGAACGGCTTGTTGGGTAAGCCCAAGCCCACGACCACCTCCACCTCCGCTACCCCCCATGCCGCCAAAGCCTTTGCCGCCTTCAAGCTCTTGAAGCGGTTGGCGTATTCCTTTTGGCATTATCTGTACCTCGCTGTTTTTGCTGCCACCTTGGGTGGCTGTTTCACGAATTGCTTCCCGGCAGCTTTGCCCGCGCGTTTCGCACGAGTCGTTGCAGCGTACTCAGCAGGGCTGAGGCTCTTGATTGCAGCTTCTGGAAGGTATCGCTCACCAGTTTTACTAGACGGTTTGCCACTTTTGGTTCTCCATTTCTGGTCGCCCCAAGCCTTCAATGACTGCTGCGGCGCTTTCAATCTCGGTACCCCCCACCTGCTGCCTTGTACTTCTTGGCAACAAGCTGAGCCTTACGGGCTGACCATTGTCCTGCCCCGGTGCCATGAGTGGCTGCGGCTTTAACCTGACTGACTATGCGTTTCCTAAGTTCAGGTTTCGTGTAGTTGCCAGCCGCGTTCACCTTCCCGCCTTCAGCGTACTGCGTGAAGTCGGTGTTATCCCGCCGGGGCTTCTTGACCCCTTTGGGCATTTTAGATGGGTTGATGTCCCCCATGCCACGGCTGGCTCTCATGATCAGATTACCCGACCTTTGGTTTTGCCTTTAACAGCAATACCGTCACCACGAGATGAAGCGGAGCCGCCAGAAGCCATCTTCTTAACTGCGCCACCACGCTTCATGCTCATGTCAGAAACGTCTTTGTTTTCTTCGCTATTTAAACGCTCAGAACCTTTTGGGTAACCGAATCTGCGTACTGCGTCTTTAGATTCCGCAGCCGACATTAGAGAACCCATCTCTGGTCCCAACTCCGGTTTAGTAGATGTTTTAGTGGCTGTTGTAGGTTTTGCCAAATCAGTGGTGTACTTCTTGCCGTTGAACATAAATGATTTGTCGCCCGAAGCACGGGCTTCGCGGAAAGCTTTTCCAAATGCACTAGTTGCCATCATCAGCTCCTTATCAGCAGGCTTTGCCGCCGGACTTCATGGTGATCATCTTGCCCTTGGTCTTGCCTTTGGACTCAATGCCGCCGCCTTTGGCAAACGGCTTGCCTTTAGCCATCTTCATCTCACCCATCTCATGTTTGATCATGGACTTGGGAGCGCCCTTCTTTTTCATGAAGGCCATCTCTTTACCAACCATAGCTTTGGACTCTTTCATATCGCCACCTTCTTTGAATTTGCGGCCCTTGTCCGCGTTAAGAAAATCTTTACCCACGCTTGTAGGCACGCCAACTTTCTTGGCAAACGCGGGGTTCTTAGCCACCGCCGCCATAAACCCATGCTGTTTCTTACTTGTGCTCGGCATCATCGCCTCGCTTTTTACGCCAGAGCGAACTGAACTCTTTGCCGGTAGCCATTTCATAGATGCGCATGACACCCACGATTGCACCGATAAGCACAAACAAAGGGTTGAGCAAGTTCAAAAACGAACCAATAGCAGTAAACACCGCAACAAAGTCAAGCACGTTTTTTACGCTATCTGTGTGGTCAGTCATATCAGCACTTCCATGCCCGCAAGGACTTATTAATCCGGGAGTTTGGGTCGTTCGCGGTCTTCGCTGAGGTGAGCTTCTTCTTCATTCCACTCATCCTTGCACAGAAGGAGTCGCGCCTTGACCCGCCCTCGGGTTGCGGTGCTTTCAACCCGGGTTTCCCGGGGTTGGCCTTGTTGTAGGACGCACGGCCCTTCGCGTTGAGGCCGCCCTTCTCCGACTTGCCTTCTTTGCGGGTCCATGCTGGTGTTTTAGCCATAGAAGATCGTGACGCCGGTTTGGTTAGTCATCTGGCAGTAAATACCATCAACCGCCAAAACACCTTCGCCCGGAATGGGCAGCGTGATTACGTCCGACGCAGTGTTGGTGTCCATAGACATCAACCATCGAGCTCCCTGCGTGCCCGCAGTGCCAGCAGTAACGGTTCCGGAGTTGATGTCCGTCACCGTGTACGTGCTAGAAGTTAGGACTGTGACAGCATAGTTGCCGTTAGTTCCAACGCGAGAAGAGCCATCTGGCCCGAAAGTCAGCCCAACCACCTGCCCCGTTAACAGCCCGTGAGCCGCCAGCGTTACAGTGATAAGCGTGCCTGCTCGGCCATACGTGATTGCAACAGGGGCCGTCGTCGTATCCCAGAAGTTCACCGTACCTGCGGTTGCAGTGCCCATAGAGATCAGGGCCTTAAGCCGCGCACGGCTCACGACCATTTGCCCGCTCACATTTAAGTGGGCTGACTTGACATCAGTTTGCATCGTCATGATGCGCTCCTAGTTAGACCGGGGTAATGGTCGTGGTGCCGTCGGAAGCGTCAATCCAAGTGCTACCAGCGGTAGAGCCTTGAGCAACGTAGAAAGTTTTGGTGGTGGTGTTGTACAACGTGGCACCCAGAGCCTTGCCAGACGTATTGACAGCGTTGCCAATAGCCAGAAGAGCCGTAGAGGTAGTGGTCGTAGAAGTAAGCGTGCCAGTCACGTTGCCGGTGATGTTGCCGGTAACAGAACCAATAAAGCCGTTGGCCGATGCGACAGGCCCGGTGAAGCTAGTTTGTGCCATGATGATTCCTCACATGCGAGTTATGGGGCGTCCGTCTGCATGTCGTCTGCTCGGTCAGTCTTACGCCCCGGGGAAATCCGAGTTGAAGCAATATAGCTCAAAAAGAAAAGGGGCACAAGGCCCCTTTTCTAATTTCATCAGGTCGAACCTGACGAGCCCCACATGCCGAGGGGATCAGACCAGCCGAACGAATAACGCTCGCGGGCCTTGTAGCGGACGTTGCCGGTGTCAAAGTCGCCGTCCATTTTGGTGTCCAGCGCCATACGCTCAAAGTGCTTCAAGCCGTTGGGAACGTCGGTGGTCAAGAACCATGCGTTCGGGTCGGTCAAGAAGTGGTTCACACAGTAACCGCCGGAGATGGTGCCCATTTGCTTCAACGCGTTGATGTCGTTATCAGCAGTAGCAACACGCAGTTCGGTGTCCAGCAGACGCTTGGACGAGAACATCAGTGCCGGGGGAACCACCAGCTTGACTGGCTTGGCAGCGATCAGCAGTCCACGCTCATCGGTCCACGCAGCGATTTGAATCGTGGCGTTTTCCAGCGAGGTTTCGTTCAGATCAACACCAACGGTCGGGCTGTTGTAGTTCTGACCACCGCCAACCAGCGGATGGCCCACGCGGGCAGAGCTTGAGTTCACGCCGAACAGCGAAACGCCATCACCACCAAGGTAAGAACCGCTAAAACCGTTGTTCAGAACGGAAGCAGCTTTAACTTGCTTAGTGAAGGCCATAGCACGAGCCAGAGCCTTGGTGTAGCGGGCGGACAGACTGTCATACAGGTTGTCTTCCACTGCTTCTTCCGTGATGGAGAAGCCCAGAGCGATGGTTTCGTGGGTGTAACGGGCGGTAAAGGCTTCCTGCGCGTTGTCGTAAGCGATGGCAGAGCCTTCGTTCTTGACAGGTGCGGCACCAAAACCGGCGAGCTTGGTCTCTTCTTCAAACGAGCGCTCAGAGCTCTCGGTCTCGTAGATTTCCTTATGCTCTTCACCGTAGCGGGCGTACTCCATACCAAACAAAGCGTTCAGTCCGGGAAGGAGTTCTTTAAGTAGCTGTGCACGAGAAATAGCCATTTTTAATTACTCCTTAGATGCCAACGGCATTGGTG